AATAAAAAAGCATTTACTATGGCTGACAAAAAACTTATAGCTTACTTAGCTAAACACAAACACATGTCACCATTCGGTCATTGCTTTGCTTCATTCAAAGTAACTGCACCTATCTTTGTAGCTAGGCAGTTAGTTAAACATAAGTTTCTAAGATGGAATGAAATCAGTAGACGTTATGTAAACACCAAGCCTAACTGGTATAGACCTAGTATTAGTGACCCTGATACAGCTATATGGCGTTCACAAGCTAAAGATAAAAAACAAGGTAGTGGTGATGTAATACAAGATGAATCTACTCAAAGTTTAGCTACGTTTCGTCTTAGCGAAGTTATATCAGAAGCTATGAGTGCGTATGAAAGGTTATTAGAAATGGGCATCTGTGAAGAACAGGCTCGTATGGTGTTGCCTATCTGCCACTTGACTGAATGGTTTTGGTCTGGTAGCCTTGACGCATTCGCTGATATGTGCCGACTAAGATGTGCAGGAGATGCACAAGTAGAGACTAAAATGATATCAGACCAAATAAGCGACCACATGGAACATCTATTTCCTGTATCTTGGATAGAACTAATAAAGGATAATAAATAATATGGAACTATCACTACTACGTTCTCTTATGGAAAGAGACTTTTATGAAGACCACAAAGGCAGTCGATGTCCTGACAAACTATTCTCTAAGGATGTACGAAAGCTTAAACAAACTATAGATTACGCTATGGATAAGTATGAGCGTACTCTTACACCAGAAGAACTAGAAGCTATCTTCTTAACTAATAACACGACTATTACAACTGCCAACAAGCAGATGTACAAGAATATGTTTTATCAGTTACAGAAGGAACAGCCTATGACCAAAGAGATAGCTCAAGATGTACTATCTAGTTTATTTAGACAGAGTATAGGTGAAGACATAGCGAACATAGGATTTGATTATGTTAATGGTGAAGCTAACTCACTAGAGCCGTTGCGTAGAATGATTGAATCTTACAACGATGACTTCCTACCTAACATGAAAGTTAATTGGGATGACATCTCTGTAGATACACTATTGCAACTCAATGACCTAGAAGCTCAATGGAAGTTTAATATCCCTACATTATCTAGTCGCATTGAAGGTATTAATGGTGGTCACTTAGTTATTGTAGGAGCTAGACCTAATACAGGTAAGACTAGCTTTCACGCTAGTTTGATTGCAGGTCCAGATGGCTTTGCTCATCAAGGAGCTAAGTGTCTAGTGCTACTCAACGAGGAAGCGTATCACAGAGTCGGAGCTAGGTATCTTAGTGCAGCTACAGGCATGTCTTTAATGGATGTAAAGAACAATCCTGCCAAAGCAGGTATGCTATACGAAAAGATTAAAGGCAACTTACACATCAAAGATTGCACTGGCAAAGACTTATCTTGGGTAGAGCAAGTCGTTAAGACTTACAATCCTGATGTAGTAGTCATGGATATGGGTGACAAGTTCGCTGCTCGTACAGGTGACAAGTCAGATGTATACTTAAAAGATGCAGCCATCTACGCTAGAAACATAGCGAAGCAACATAACTGTGCTATCTTGTGGATGAGCCAACTTTCTGCTGAAGCTGAAGGTAAAGCTCAAAGTTTAAATCAATCTATGCTAGAAGGTTCAAAGACAGGCAAAGCTGCTGAAGCTGACTTGATGATTCTCATAGGTAAGACTGCTCCTGTAGAAGGTCAAGAAGAAGAATCTCCTGTTAGATATTTAGTTATAGCAAAAAATAAGTTGACAGGCGGTTGGCATGGTAGTATGAATGTAGTATTAGATGGCAATATTTCTAGGTATTCAGCATGAGATTAATTTTAGATGTAGAGAACACGACTCAAACTAGAGAGGGTAAGTTACACCTTGACCCTTTTGAACCTGAGAACTCATTAACTATGGTTGGATTAGCTGATGCAGATAGTGATGATGCACCTACAATATATACATACGACCACGCAGAAAAGGAGTTTCCTGATTCTCCTGTGCCTTTACAAGAAACTTTAAATAAGACTACGCTACTCATTATGCACAATGCTCAACACGATTTGCAATGGCTTTGGTCTTGTGGTTTTAAATATGATGGTGACATATATGACACAATGTTATCTGAATATATATTATGTCGAGGTTTAAAGAAACCGTTATCACTTGAAGCTTGTGCTGAACGCTACAGGTTACAGTGGACTAAGCAAGATACATTAAAGGAGTATTTTAAGAAAGGATACAACACTAGAGAAATACCTATTCTAGAACTTGCACACTATTTAGATGCTGACATACGTGTAACTAAAGAGTTGTTTTTAACTTTAGATAAAAGATACAAAGACCAAGAGAATCATTCACTAGTCAATGTTTTAAATATAACTAACGAAGTATGCAGAGCCTTAACTAGAATTTATATGAATGGGTTGAAAGTAAATAGAGATACTCTATACGAAGTAAGAGAAGAATTTGAAAAAGAAAGAAATGAAATACTAGATGAATTAGAGAAGACAACAAAAGAGCTTATGGGTGACACACCTATTAATCTTAATTCACCAGAGCAAGTATCTCAACTTATATTTAGTAGACGAGTATTAGATAAAAACATATGGGGTGAAGAACTATTTGAACATACCTCTACTGATGCAGAGTTTAAGAATGCAGTAGCAGAGAATACATCTATTATGTATAAAACTAAAGCCTATATGTGTGAAGAATGTAAAGGAAATAAATATGTTCACAAAACAAGAAAGGATGGTTCGTTATTTAAAAAACCTACCAAGTGTAAGTCTTGCAATGCAACTGGTTATCATCTTATTGATACTAACCGTGTGGCAGGTCTACGCTTTACCGCACCTAGTAAGACTTGGGTATCAGCAAATGGATTCTCAACCTCAAAAGGAAACATTGAAAAGCTAGAGGTATTATCTAAATCTAAAGGCTTAGATATGCAACAAGACTTTTTACGCAAACTTAGAAGACTATCTGCACTTGAGACTTATCTTAATACATATATAAAGTCTATAGATATATTCACTAAGCAAGATGGTTTCTTGCACGTAGGTTTGACTCAACACATTACATCTACAGGACGATTCAGTGGACGTAATCCTAATATGCAGAACATGCCTAGAGGTGGTACATTTCCTGTAAAGAAAGTATTTGTATCTAGATGGGATGGTGGTAAGATAATGGAAGCTGACTTTGCTCAGTTAGAATTTAGAGTTGCTGCTTTCTTAGGTCAAGACAAAACAGCTATGGAAGAAGTATCTACAGGTTTTGATGTTCATGCGTATACAGCCAAGGTTATCTCTGATGCAGGGCAATCTACATCTAGGCAAGAAGCTAAGGCTCATACTTTTGCTCCTCTGTACGG